CGGGTTCAATCACAAGTTCTTTTACCTTGTATCCTGGTTTATCATCTAGAACACGATACCATCCCCATGGTCTTTTTGTTTTCGGGTTCTTCCATTCTTCAAGAATCCAACTACTTGAATTCTTTTTATCTTCTCCACCTACACCAAATACAAACTCTACATTATCATCTTCTACATCCATTTCAGGAATGTTTACTGACGTTCTATCTCCGCCGTTAGCAAAGATAATGGTTGCATCTGGAAACTTTTCACGCACTGCGTAGATAGCCCATTTTGCACTGCCATCACTATCATCAAAGTTGATTACCCAATCAACCATATTCATCCTAGTCATGACAGCTATCCGTTCTTCAAACGGCATAAAAGGTTGGCCCTTTTTACGAGCCAACCATTCATCGCTGTTAAGACCGACGACTAATTGATCGCCGAGTCTTTTAGCAGCTTCTAGATACGCAATGTGACCACTGTGTATCGGATCGAAGCCGCCGGTTACAATAACAACTTTATACTGGTTTTGCATCTAATTCCCAATTATCCCTAACAGGCTTCCCTGCAAGGTATTTAGCGAACTGACGGTAGATGTAACTTTTATTACTGTACAAGTCTGCTTCATCAAACTTGTACCCAAATCGTTGGCAGAAGTCTAGATAGTTTTCCAGATCATCAAAGAGTTGAGTGACACGAGGGTTGTGTTTGATTTGTGGTTTTGCCATTTTGATAATTCCTTTAAATAGCGAGTGATTGATAAGGTTCAGTTTTCATGTAATAAATCGTAGCACCGTTCTCGTTATCTTCTGATACTGAGATAACAATATTACGATTTGGATATCGAGTTGCAATGACTTCATAGAGGTCATCACTAATCATTTCACAACTCTTGTAATCCAATGCAAGAATGCCTTGAGAATATTGGTTCTCTAACCATCGCTTGAATTGAATAAACTCGATATCACGGTCGTTGTGAAATACTTCAATCGTCACTTCAAAGTGAAAGATGTGACGATGCGGAGTTGCTAGAAAGCTAACATCATATTCATCACCCGTTGCGAGTGATGGATCTGTTGCTGCCGCTGGGTACTTATGAATACCCTCTTTCTGAAATCGCACAAAGATAGTGCGGTTTGCTTTTTGTTTAATTCGTGTGCGCTTTTCAGACATTGCTTGTTCGTGTTGTGTTAACATGTTTATTAGTATACAGTAAATTAATAAGAAAATCTAGACTATTGGTTAACTTAGTCAAAGAAGTTATCCTGTTCTAGTCGAGGAAGCACTACTTCATTTAACCATATCCTATGACCTAAACCATTTGGATGAGAGTTATCTACACCTACAAACATTTCTTCACGGCTATCCATGTAATTGTGAATAGAACGGTCTGATATAAAGGTAGATTTGTCCAAATCATCATACAGATATTTTACAATTTGATGATCCTTATGCCTTGCAAGGTCCTCTATGATGTTATCCATATAAAATTGTTGATAGAGTTTGATGCCCTTAGCTTGGCATAGATATTGCAATGCTAATATGTTCTGCAAACTGTCATGACATATTCCAACTGAGATAGTATCTCTACCTAACATAAAATAATCACGTACTAATTGTATCTCGTCAGGCACCTGACCCGATGTAATAAACCATCCACCCTCCTTATTGTAACGCACTTCATTATGTGCTTCTGCTGCGGTGTTAACTAACTCTAAACTAGTAGACTGATTTTTTAAATCAGCAAACTGTAGGTTCCATCCTTGTTTAGAACCTTTCCAGTTAGTAACAATTTCATCTATTGAATCTGGATTATCAACATAGAATGATTTTCTATCAACCGAAGACCACATTACAAACACGGCAATTTCATCAGGTTTGTACCCTGTTTGCAATGCTTCAAAAATAGCGTGACTAGCTTTTCTTTGTATTAACTCTTGACCTTGACTTGCTAAACCTCGATGGTCAAATCTAACAGTAGAATCTATGTTTTTTGTAATGTAGGCTTCTAGTTGATTAGGCCAGGTGTAAGGAGTTGTAGGATCACTGAAGCTACAACCACACGTAATAATTTTCTTGTATTTCATCGGTCATCATCTAGGTCTACACGCTCATGGTCATGATCCCATTGCGCTCTACGCATGACTCTAAGTTCATTAAGGTACTTAGATTTAGCATCTTGCAGTTTTTTTATTTGATCTGTATCAGCAGAACCGGTTTTTTCTAATCGAAATATCTGGTCATCTAATAAACGATATGATTCTTCTAGTGTTCTAATTCGTGTAGTGTAGGGCATTTTATTCTCCTAAAGCTTCTATGATTGCGTCATCACTATCCTCATCTTCTAAGATAGTTGCAGACTCGTCTGTATTTACTTCTTCAAATAAGTTATCAAACATTGTCATAGCATTAACTGTTTTCTTACCACTAATGCCTTGACTTCCCGATTGCATCTGTGTCCAAAGATTTGAATGTTGTTTAATCAAATCAATACTCTTTTGTCTATCTTTGAGACTGAAAATCTCATCAATAATAGCACCAAAGTGATTGTCATCAAACTTATTCATAACCATCTTAGGCATGATACCTGTTTCGTATCTACGATTGGCTTCTTGTACTGCGGCAATATGTTGATATACATTATGACTTTGTAGCAAGGTATAGCTTAGAGTATCCCAACTAGTCTTTGTTTCTTTACCATGTTGACCTATAAACCCTTGACCACGATAGCACAAATCTTTCATTATAAGTTTGTCAGTTACTGGACTATCTGTAAATTGTGTGTGAATATTGTCTGCTAAACAAGCATCACTAAACTTTCGTGTATCGGTTGCATAACTCTTTTTCTCAGCAGTCTTTTCCATACTGTAAGACCATTTCTTACCGTGTTCAAAGCTATTATTGAAATATGCTAGACCTTTAGCCGCACTAAAGAACGGACTTGCACAGTCAAATGTAATCAGTAGATTTGGATTATGATACTTACGAATAGCTCGTTGAATATCAGTGAACAACACCGCATATTCTAGAATTGATACACCCAGACAGTGTATTAAATCATGCTTACCTTCTTGTAGTAAACCGTCATGTATGATTCCAACCATTCTATTCAACATCAGTTCAACGTCAATCTTGTTCTGACCACCGAACGCCCAACCATTGAAATGATTGTCCGGGTAGATGTTCGGATCACAATACTTCTTCATTTCATTATACCAATCGTCAGACTGTGTATGATTGCGTCCCTGAAGAACATTTAAAAACTTGCACTTACCCGAACGATTCTTAATAAAGTACTCGTTGTTGATATGAGTGGCACTAATCGCTTCTTCAATTGTTTTGATACCGTGAAGACTATTACCGTTCTTATCTTTCATATGATAAGTTGTCAATGACTGTGATGGGATATCTAAACACATACCATAGTCCATGTACGTGTCCATCCATTTCAATACTGTTTGACGCTTTACCATAGCCCGTGGGCAGTTAGGATCTTTCCAGTCTGCAGGCCATTGACCTTTTAGAATCTGAAAACCACCACTATCACCTAACATAAATGTACCTGCTTCACGCTCTCTAATGATACTTTCACTAGGATCATTCACAGTTGTGTCTAAGTTAGCATGACCAGCAGAGTACAATCCCCACTTGTAGTAATACAAGCCTTCTTTACTGTTGAGAAAGTTTAGTTTCTCTACATCACCATTGAACTGTGCAGGAATTCGTGTGGCATCAAAGTATTGTTCACCTTTGCGTTGCTTACCCAAGCCAGAGATGTAGAAACTACTGACAGCAGGCAAAAACAATGCCCATTCAGGGTTGTGGCTTGCTGATAAATTTACTTGTTCCATTAAACTTTTTCTTCTTTTTGTATTAGTGCTTTAACCATTTCAATCTTGCTGATATAGTTATCCATATTAGTTCGCATCTCATGAACGATATCGTTGATAGTAGGATGCTTTTCGCACAAGGCTTGTAATTCTTGTTCTTCGAACATCTTTTTCTCTGCCCACTTGAGAATGCTAATAGCATTTGATGATAGATTAACGGTAGCCTGACCACCACCTATAGTCATCCAATGACTACCATCATAGACCTTCATCTGTTGAGTACTAGGATCATAACTCATTGCACCTACCATAGGCTGATTACTAGACATATTGATATAAGGCTGAGCACCTTTGTTACTAATAACATTTAGGTACTCACCACCAATTACAAAGTCAATCATTTTGATTGTGCAGGCAATAGATATTTGTAAGTTGCAATACCACTATCAACCGTGATTTCAACTGCGCCTTGATCTGCGATTCTAATAGTCTTGTCGCCGGGCAAGTCCATGATTGCAGTGAATACTTTCACTGGCCACTTCCAAGGTTGTGTTAATTTACCGGTAATACCTGATTGAAACACAAAGTTACCTGAGTGAGTTGAAGGGTCACCAAAATTGATTTTCAAATCGCTACCGCTTGTAGTGATAATGAAATGTTGTTCTTCGCTACTAGCACTTGCTTGCTTCTTCAAACGCTGAATGCCGGCGATGCTAGGTTGAAACTCAACATTCCAGTTAGCACCTTTGAACATCAGTGTACGAACTTTTTCCTCAACGATGACTTTAGCCATTAAGCGATAGTCGTTAACAAAGTCTCCGTTCTTTGTCTCAAAGTGAATAGTAGTAGGAACTTCTTCGTTGTCACGAGTAGTTCTAATTACACTAATCTTTGCATCACTGTCATATTCATCGAATCCTACGATTGTTTTTAGCTTTGCCAAGTTAGGCATACCAAATGTACCAATGAAGTCTGCGATGGGAGTTTTAAATGTACCAGTGACAACAACAGATTTGTTTTCTGCTACTGCATTAATCTGTGTTTCTTTATCTGTTCCAGATACTTTTACCAAATCAATGTCACCCAAGCTAGTGTGTTGAATTAAGTCTTGTAGATAGTCTTTCATGTTTTTCCTTTATATACCTTATTTAGGCAGTTGTATTGTGTATTGTATTGGGTTTTATTGCGAAAGTCAACACCTGTTTAACCAAATGTAAACAATGAGTCAAATGTAGATTTCACATCTAAGTTACTACGGATATCCCAATTCAACACACCGAGTAAGTTTTCTATTTTTTCATCAACTAGTGTGTTTTCCATAGCTGAGTCGTCAAACGGCAATTCACAGAACCATTGTGGCAATCGTAGTTCATCTGTTGGATAAGCAATACTAGTAAAGCCTAGTGGATTATCTTTGAGTTTACAAACAATAACTTTCATACCATCAACAATCTTTTGACTGTATTGGTCACTGTTTACTCTACGCAAGTAATTGTAGTTCAATGCCGCACGAACGTGCCCAGGCATATTCTCACGACCTTTCTTGCTATTAGCTTCTTTATCGCCATAGTAAGTTAGCTTGTTAACGCTCTTAGGAGAACCCTTTGTCCAACTATCCTGTGCTGACAGTGTTCTTTTAAACTCTTTGATCTTCTCAAGAACCTCATCTCTTGACTTACCTTGCTGAATGACCATAGACAATATTTCTAACAAGAACTCTTGCACATACTTAGGAGTATCTGCTCGTTTCAAGTCGAGACCCATAGCTTTGATATCACCGGCTTTGCCATCTTTGTCTTTGCGCTTGCCTTCTTTGTCAAAAATGTTGATAGCATAACGCTTTTTAGTAATAAAGATAGCACGATCACCGATCAATTCTCGACCAGCTTTGATAATCTCACCGTTCTTACGAGGTGCATGAAATGCTTTCTCTAAAAACGCTGGGAAAGAATCGTTTGCTTGGTCAGCAATTCCGTCATACAATCCGATACAAAGTTCTTTATCCCAATGTAATTCACCAGAATCAATTTGATCCTTCAAGGTAGCATATGCGGAGAAATAACACGAGTCAGTGTCACCATAAACAATAGCTTCACCTTCATGGGTGTACTCACCTGCAACAACTAGATTGATTTGACTCATCATGTGCTTAACGATTTGACGCCCACTCAATGTAACTGATTGACCAATACGCTTATCATAGAAACGGCAGTGTTCGTTCAACAACGCACCATATGCAGAGTTAAGCAAAATCTTGCGAACCAGTTGTCGCTTATCCCAATACTCTTTATCAGCATCGGTCGTTGCTTCTTTAAGTTTCTTTTGCATACTTTTACGATCACTATACCAGCGAGTCAGTAGTCCGGGAATAACACCCTCTTGCTCGTAAGTGAAGATAGTACCATTAGCACTAATCATCCAAGGATTATGACTGTCAAAGAGCATCTTCCAAATCTCTGCCGCAGACATTTCAACACTGCGTCCGTCTTCATAGTCTACCCAGAGCATTGTACCACGCTCTTGATTCATGATTGCAGTGTATTCTAAAGCACCAAACAATCCTTCCCATAAGATTGCACCAGTAACATCATCATCACCATCTTTGTAGTGTTTCTTTTCTCGGGCAAGTTTCATGCCCTTTTCTTTCATGTACTGGTCAGTGAGTGTTTGTCTGACTTGTGCAACAATGGTTTCCGGGGCCATGTTAAGAGCACGGATTGCTGACGGGTAGAGTGAGTTGATGTCAACTGCACCGACCCATTCATGAATTCCTCTTTTGGGCGTAGCAACATAGGCACCTGCCGCTTGTTGTATTTCATCATCACTTTTGTCCTTTCGTTTTTTGTCTGGAACTACCAGACCTCTTTCATGAGCCTCGTTCATGATTGCCATTTCAATCATTGCAACAGACCCCATGACTGTGGGCAACAACACTGTGTTTTCATGTGCTAGTGCGTTTGCCAAATCTAAGAATTTTAGTTTGTTGTGAATTTTAACTAGAAGCAATGTATCTTGCCTGTTGTATTCAATGAACTTTTTAAAGTCCTTGTTATACAATTGGTCAAGCGTACCTTCGTATTGTGTTTTGTTTTCACCGACTTCCATCTCACCAATAGCATCCAACTTGTATGAGTGGCGAGACTCATAGTTGTACTTCTTGTAAAGTTGTAAGTAGTCAAGGTGAATACGACCTACCAAGTCGTATGTAGTTTCTGATTTACCGAATCGTTCGTATTCTCGTGCCTTAGGCAGTTGACCCATCAAGCAAAACTTGCGAGTATCATCTTTAGACATAACCCGTGTTACACGATTAACCATGTAGGGAATGTCATAGCCCTCAGAGTTCCAGCCAGTCAACACATCAGCGTCTTCAATTAACTGAAAGAAAACATCAAACATTTCCTTTTCAGATTTAAACAACATAGTGTTTTCAAACTCTGATACAATCTCATTAGCTGTTTCATCTGTCATGTGCTTAGGAGCAATGACAAGAGTGATACATTGGTCTAGCCAATCTAAGTAGCAACTGATAGCTGTAACAGGATTGAATGGATCACTCGTAGGACTAAATCCCTTAACAGGATCAAAGTCTACTTCAATGTCGAAAAAGCAAGTGTGAAGTTTAGGTGCATCGATGCCAAGATAATTTTCTGAAAGACACCTGAACACTACATTCACATCACTCTCAAACAATTTCTTTCCTGAGTGAATGCGTTTTTCTTTCTCAAATTCTTGTCGCTTGCGTGTACTGAATCGAGAAACAGGATCGCCGTAAAGGCTTTGTTGCTTACCTCTTGGGTCACTGTAATACAGAATGTAGTTAGCTGGATACTCTTTGTACTCACGCTTACCCTCAGGAGAGCGTTCAACTACATATATTCGGTCACTATCACGGTCGTGAATAGCATCAACATAACTCATAGAGTTTTGCCAACTGTCTCTAAGATAGTGTTTAGTTCTTCGTTGTCTTGATTGGTCTGAGTTAGACTGGCCTTGTGCGCTACTCGGATAGCCTTTTTAAGAACAGAAGGTTTAACTTCGAGTTCTTCTGCGACGGCTTTGATAGTATCAGTTAACCCACCGTTCAATGTATCAATCTCATGCATAGTAGCCATACCCTCATTGATAAGTTGTGTAAGTTTGATCTTTTGATCGCCGCTGAAAGTTTTAGTAGTGGACATATTTTCTCCTTGAAAGTGTTAAGTATATATGAATTACAGTTGCTTTTCAACTATTTTTTTAACCAAAGTATGCAAACCCGGGTTAACGTGTAATGCTTGTGGCATCATAACATTACGAACATAGTTGCGCATGTATTTGGTGTCTTGATTTGATTGATCTTCAATCCAGGGTACTTCATGTCTCAAGCACCAAGATTTGAATTCGTCTTTGCGTGTAGTTAGGAATGGGCG